ATCAGTTGCACGACTCAATCATCAAAGACTATGAGTATGATGAGATGTGTAAGCTGTTAAAAGATAAGTGGGAGAGCATTAAACATTATCACAAACATCTAGTTGATGTTAGTGCATTAGGAGCTGGTACAGGTTATCAGCTTAAATACAACCAACGTATAATAAGTGCAGCGACACTTTTATACAAACAACATAAAGGAGACTAAAAATGTGGCATAGAATACATGATTTCATGGAAAAAGATTTCAATAAAAAATATGGTGAGGGTACAAAGTATGACCTTGACTATGGTAAACTATTAATTATAGCACTATGTATTTACATAGCATTGGAGGTGTAACATGGCGAAGAAAGTAAAAGAAATAAATAAAATACTTAACTTGACAAATCAACAATCAAGACAAATCTTACAAATACTTGAAGACTTACGTAGTATCAACGCACAGACAGATGAGAAATGTCCTATAGATTATGATATGATATGTAAGCTAGATGGTATGGAGTTTCAACTTGCTAATATTGTAGATGCTACAGTTGTATGTGAGCATGGTCACTATAGCAGATGGGGTGGAGCATATGAATTTAAAAAATAAAAAATTGTCAAGTTTAATTGACGAGTACTATTTATCCTTTGATTTCAAGAGCTTACGAGAAGAAACTAAAGTACAATATCAGTACTTCCTTGGTGTGGTGTTAGACACAAAAGTTGGAGATGCACAAAGTTTAGGCAGTATCAACTTTTCTGATATCACTACCAAGATGGCTAAAGTTGCATATGAGGAATGGTGTGAGAGAGGTATACACCTTGCTAATCATGTCATGTCTGTGGCGAGAGTAGTGTATAATTATGGCATACACATGGAGCATTGCACAGTCAATCCATTCTCAAGTATAAAGAGAAGAACACCTATAGCTAGAAAGGTAGTGTGGACACAATCAGATGTGAAAGCATATCTAGACGTAGCATATTCTGATTTTTACACTAGAAGTTTGGGTTTGATTGTACAAATGGCATACGAATGGTGTCAAAGACTAGGTGACATGCGTGTAATCAAGTGGGAGAACCTAGATTTGTTAGAGCAGAAGATGCACATACAACAATCTAAGAGGAGAGCAGAGGTGTTTCTACCTATATCTGATGGATTAAACAAAATGCTTACACAACAGAAAGAAGATTTTGGTTTCCAAGAATATGTAGCACCTCGCCCTCGCCCTAGGAGAGGCATACATGAGCCTTACACCATCACTAAGCTACCAGTAGAGGGCAGAAAGATTATGGACTCTGCAGGACTATCTAAGGAGCTTAGACTATCAGACCTAAGAAGAACTGGTACGACTGAGATGGTAGATGCCGGTGTGTCAATGGGAAATATTATGTCTGTTACAGGACATACAAACCCACAAAGTGTTAAGCCTTACATGAAGAATACCTTTGCTTCTGCTAATTTAGCATTAAGTACAAGAAAAAAATTGACAGTATGAAATATCCATGTTACAAGACATTTATATTGTCCGAACCCATATATATATATAAGGAACATATATAATGTATAATATACTAGAATTTGTTAAAGATTTAAACATACCTATGGATGAAACACGTAGATTAAATTGTCCGGTTTGTAATTCTTATAAAACATTTACTGCCACAAATAATATGGGTTCATTAGTGTGGAACTGTTACAAGATTTCCTGTAGTTTAAGTGGTACTACTCGTGTTAGGTTATCTGTAGATGATATCAAGTCTGTGAGTGCAAAGAAAGAAGTCACTACAGATGATACATTTGAGATGCCTGAATACATTGTACCACATAACTATAGGAATAAACTCGTATCTTTCTGTGAGAGGTGGAGACTAGATGCAGACGAACTAAACTTACAATATGACGTGAAGGATGACCGAGTGGTGTTTCCCATAGAACATAATGGTAAGTTAGTTGATGCAACTGGTAGGTCTTTGGGTAAACTTCTACCTAAATGGAAAAGATATGGGAATAACCCCTTGCCATACACATATGGTTGTGGTAAGGTCGCTTTAGTCGTTGAGGATTGTGTGAGTGCTTGTGTTTCAAATAGTAATATACACACGGGGGTGGCTATACTTGGAACTTCTTTATCAGAAGACCACAAGAAATACTTATCACAATTCTCAACTGCTATAATTGCATTAGACCCTGATGCATTACCTAAGATACTACAATTTGCTAGAGAGTTACGTGCTTATACCCCGGATGTACGTGTTCTTAGGCTGAAAGATGATTTGAAGTATAGAAACGAAGAAGATATTTACAACTTGTATAAATTAACCCCAAAGGAGTAATACATGGAAAATTCACTACTAAGAAGTTTAATGGACAGAGAGTTCTACAAAGAGCATCGTGGTGCTAGATGTCCAGACAGACTGTTCAGCAAAGATGCTAGGAAGATTAAACAAGCAATAGACCAAGCTATGGACAGATATGAACGTACAGTCACACCTGATGAGATTGAGGCTTTGTTCATATCAAGTAACCCATCAATGTCTACTGCACAGAAACAAGCTTACCTAGCCTTGTTTAAGTCTATTAAGAATGAGCAACCACTAGGTTCTGATGTTGCACAAGAGGTTCTGTCTAAGTTGTTTCAACAAGTTGTTGGAGAAGACATTGCTAATCTTGGCTTTGACTATGTCAATGGTCAACAGACTAGCTTAGAACCATTAAGGATGTTGTTAGAGCAATACAATGATGATTTTACACCTGATTTAAATGTGGAGTGGGATGATATGGACATAGATACACTATTGGCTAAGAATGACCTTGAGGCACGTTGGAACTTTAACATACCTGCTTTGACACGACAACTTGAGGGTATAAATGCTGGTCACTTGATTGAGGTTGGTGCTAGACCTAATACTGGTAAGACATCTTTTCATGCAAGTATGATTGCATCTCCGGGAGGATTTGCACATCAAGGTGCTAACTGCATTGTCTTGTGTAATGAAGAGGGTAGTCACAGAGTTGGTGCTAGATATCTAACTGCATCTACTGGTATGACTATGAAACAGATCAAGTCTAATCCAAGTAGAGCAAGAGACTTGTATGCACCTGTCAAAGATAAGATAAAGATAAAGGATGCTACGGGTCGTGATATGTCTTGGGTTGAGAGTGTGTGTAAGTCATATAAGCCTGATGTTGTACTACTTGATATGGGAGATAAGTTTGCTAGAAGTGGTGGCTTTGCTAGACCTGATGAGGCACTCAAAGCTAATGCTATACATGCTCGTATGATTGCCAAGCAACATGAGTGTGCAGTATTCTACATGTCTCAATTATCTGCTGATGCAGAGGGTAAGATATTACTGAACCAATCTATGATGGAAGGCAGTAGAACAGGTAAAGCAGCAGAGGCTGACTTAATGATACTGATTGCAAAGAATCCACCAAAGCAAGAAGATGGTGACGAAGAGGATTTGCAGAGACATCTTAATATTGTTAAGAATAAGTTGTCTGGATGGCATGGAGTTATAACTTGTCAGCTTGATTATCAAGTTGGTAGATATGAAGCATGAATGATTTCCCTGATTTATTTGGTTACACTAAACCTACGACACTCGTTGGTGATGCCTATACGTGTATCAAGTGCCACATAGAACAACCTGCTTCAAACTTTCAACTTATACCTACAGGAGAGGTAAAGAGAACATGTTCATCGTGTATCAAAGGTCACTACCACACACTAAAAAAGTTACGTAAGGAAAATAGGTATCCTGACGAAGATTACTGTTGTCCAATATGTGAACGTGATATACAAGAAGTAGGTAAGTATGGACAAGTAAAATTAAATAAGTGGGTGCTAGACCATTGCCACGACACTCTAACATTCAGAGGTTGGATATGCCATCATTGTAATTCAGGACTAGGTGGATTTAAAGATGACTTGACAAAAGTAAAAAGAGCAGTTAAGTATTTAAAGAAACATAAGGAGAGTTTAAATGAAACTGACACTTGACGTAGAGAATACAGTCACAACTAGAGATGGTAAGTTACACCTTGACCCATTTGAAACAGAGAATGAGTTGATTATGGTTGGGTGTTTAACAGACACAAAAGAAGAATATCTGTTTAGAATGTCAACA